TCTATTAAATCCAGCCATATCTTCTCTTATCTGATTTATACCTAATAATATACAACCTGTTCTAGCACATATCATTTGAGCTTTTTTACCAAATACTGTTAATGCTGCAGCTATTCCTCCATAAGTTTTATCTTGCACATCTTTATCATACGCTTGTTGACTTACCATTACTCCTAAACTATCTATTACTACTAATCCTACTTCTCCAGTTTCCATCATTTTTAGTAACATATCAAAAATCTCTTCAGCTGATTGTGCCATTGGTTTCAATAGTATTAATTCATCTGTATCTACACCTAATGTTCTTGCCCATTGCTCATCTAATGTATTTTCACAATCGCAATATATTACCTTTTTAATTTCTTTATTTTCTTCTTCTAATTCTTCACATTCTTTTTTAAATTGCTTTTGTGCATTTGCAACTAAATCTAATGCTGTTGTTGTTTTTCCTCCATTTTCTTCTCCTGCAAATTCTATTACTGTTCCTTTAGGTATTCCACCATAAGTCATCCAATTCAAATTTGGACTTGAAAATTTTATATTCTGCCAATTTCTTTTTGGAATACCTTTACTTATAACGGGTATATCTTCTTTTTTATTTAAAGCTCGAATAATTGTATCTAATTCACTCAAATTTAACTACCCCCTTTTTAATCTTCCTAGTTTAAAATCATTTTGTAAATATTTATCTAGTTCATTTGGATATATCATCTTTGTTATAACTCCATTATTTATCCAAATTCTACCCTTAACATAATCATTACCAGGATGAGCTGTTTTACCCCCTTTATTAGCTTCGCTTATTTTTCTTCTTGTTTCTTCTTTGCAAGGTCTGCCTAAACTAGCCAATCTTATTTTTTCTATCTCTTCATCTGTATGTCTATATCCTAAAGCATAGCTATTACCACTAGATATATTTTTCATCTTGTTTCTATAAGTATCAGTTGCCCATCGTCTATTCATCATTTGTCTTACAATTTCCTTTTGTTTATCAGATGTAGTTTTTCCTAATTTTGCTTCTCGCATTTTTTGTTTAGCTTCTTCAGTATGCTTATATGAATGATTAGCTTTACTATTACTTAATTTAATTTTTTTCAATATGTTCTAGGCTTAACTTTTTACCTTTATGAGCAATACTTAATCTTTGTTTATGTAAATTAGTAAATTTAATACCTTTTCTACCATTACTTATATTCTGTTTTGCTTCCTCATTTAATATCTTTCCAATAAATTGACCACCTTCGGTACAATTATAAATATTATTAGAATTACTACCACCATAAAAAGAAATCCAATATTGTTCTTTACTATCTAATTCATTTATATTACACTCTTCAATTATTTCAAATTTAAAATTTTCTTCTCCATATTTATTCCAAGCATTTTGAAGATGTTTATTAAAATGATTATTATAATGTAATTCACTTAAATGTTCTCTCCATCTACCTTCTATATTTCTAGCTTGCCCAATATAAACTTTATTATCCACCAAATTTGTAATTTTATAAATTCCTGTCATTTTTACTTCTAAACCTACCTTCATCAATATTAGCTAATGAAGTTTCACTAATTCTGCGAGTTATAACTTTTTTGATGCTAGATAAAAGTTCATAAGCTGCATTAAGTTTATTTTTTACAATAGTATAAGCACGAGAGTATATTATATGGGTTATAGTTTCTGTTTGAACTTGAAGCTCACTAGCACTTGTCTTGTCAGCAATAGTTCCTTTAACAGTTGCAAAAATTTCATTATATTTTTCTTGACGAATAGATTTTGCTACATCATTTTTAATACCTAAATTCTCTTGAGCTTCTCCACAAAAATATAATAATACTGGAAGTTGAATAACCATATCATCTAATTCTTCTGCTGTTGGCGGATGCTTTGTATCATTTATAACTTCCTGTATGTATTTAACATAACTATCTAATTGCTTACAATAATCTGCTACTAACTTATTTGTTAAATCATTTATTAATTTGCTATTATTATTTATTCTATCTTGTAGTAATTCTATTTTTTTAGTTTCTATTTCATTTGCTAGTAATTCTGATTTATTTCTCATAGCTACCTCCTATTTTCCTCAAACTCATTTGCTAATAAAAGTTCTTCTTCTAATTCTTTTATTTCAATTTTTACTAAACTTAAATTATCATATTTACCACTATTACTAAAATAATGCATTAATGCAGTTTTTTTACTTTTATATAATCTAGCAAATCTTAATCCTTCTTTAAATTCACTTCTTCCATAAGTAGCATATTTGCCTTCATTATCTCTTATTGCATAAACTATTTCATTCATAACTGATTGCCTCCAAAAATTCTTCTAAATCATAATTATAAAAAAGTCTTTTTTTACGACCCTTTATTATACACATAGAGATTTCTTTTATATCTTTATTTATATTCACTGATTTATAACCTTTTTCTTTCAAATACTGTAAATATTGAATATCTAAAAATACTGTAACATCATTATCAATAAACCAACATATTATTCCTGCATTTACTCCACCTATATATGAATAATTTAATAATGATTGCCATTGATTATCTCTTATATGTGATTTAAAATTTAAACAATTTCCATGAATAGCTTTTAATTCAAACATATTCAGCGTTCCTTGCCTATAAACAATTAAATCACAAGGATTATTTATATGCTTGTATCCCATTGTTATATCATATAATCTTAAACACAAAGTATTAGGTAGTTGTTCAAATTGTTTTCTTAAATTGTCTTCAAATTGTTTTCCTCTATTAATTGCCATCTATAATAATTCCTGTTCCATTTAATAATTCTTCTATATCTTCTTCGTATAAATTTACTATTACTTTCTTTTCATTCTTTAATATATCTTCATACATTGCTACTTCATTTGTATCTAATTCTATACTTTTTTGTGTATATCCTTCTTCAGGGTCAAAATCATAATTTAATATTAATTCTAATTTCATAATCTACATATCCTTTCCACATTGATTTTTATACGCACAATAACTGCAAGTCTTTTTTGTTATGTCTAATGGCTTCGGTGGTGTTCTTTCACTTTCAGCTGATATTAAGACTATTTTTATTTTATCTATCAAGTTTTGTTTCATTTCCTCGTTGACTTCAAATATATATGCTTTTAAATCTAAAACATCTCTATTCTCATATATAAATAATACTTTATCTAACCCAAAATTTAATGAATATGATATTGCTTGATTGTAGTGTCCTATATCTACTCCAGTTCTTTTATAAAATTTATTTGAATTTTCGGTTTTAAATTCAAAAATAAAATATTTGCCTTTATATCTAATAATACCATCGCACATGAAACTCATGTTATATCTTTTATTATATAATTTGGTTTCCATTCCGTTTTGACCTTTAATTTCCAAATCAGTCAAATTCCTTTGCTTTACAAAATCTGCTACATTTATATACTCACAATCAACACCTAAAACATCTTTCATTTTTTCAATATTTTTTTGCATTCGAATATGTCTATCTGTTCCACTTTCGCATATCCCTGCTAAATTATATGTATTTTTTTGTTCTTCAGGTTCTGCTCCTATTAATTGATAATAAGCATTTCTTATGCAATTAAATGAACTAGGTTTTATTGTTTGACTGGGTTTATATGGTTCATTATTTGATTTTTCTATACTTGTTTTTAAATCTTGTAAAAATTGCTCTTCTATACTTACCTCTTGATTTGCAATATCAATTAAACGAGCTACTGATTTTAATGAATTTCTCATTTTTATTCTCCTTAATATATTTAATTGAACCATAACTAGCATTGGCTCAATTAAATATGACTTTTAAACAATATTGAATAAAGACATCAGACATTTAAAAATGTAATAATTATTTATCTTTAGCTAGTAACAATTAAATAATTATGATTTACAATATATACACTTCAAATTAATGAAATGTATATATTCCAGTTTACTCTGGTTGCTAATATGAGGGTTAGGATTTGCACCTAACATACCAGTTTCTCGGCTCGGCTACATACTCTCCTAGGCGAGTTGATGTATTATTAAACCTTAGCGTTTACTACTTTTACCACGCTCAAATCGTGTCTATTCCGCCACCTCATATATTAATTTAATTTGTTTTCTCTAATAATGATATAATATGAATTATATTGCTATCTACTATTTTAATTGATTTATCTTGTCCATATTGTATTTCTACTTCATCTGTTGATATGGTTTCTACTTGACTTTTTAACATTTCTATATCTACTAAACAATTATATTTTTCTTCAGTTTCGCATTTTGCCTCTATTAATTCTTGTGCATTTGATTTTTGACTAGTAATGCATAATCCATCTTTTGCAAATGTTAAACTAATTCCATTCTTATCGTAATCGGTTACAAATAATGCCATTCTATCTAATACATTTAACAATTCTTGCTTATTAACTTTTATCGTATTTCTATAATCTAATCTTGTTAAATTTTCTATTGGTTGTACAGGATATAATTCTTTTCCTTCTAATTCTTTTCCTGCTATTGTATAATTTGCATTATAGAAAATTAAGTTATTATCTTTTTTAACTAATTCTAATATTTCATCGCCTTCAACCAATAATAATAGTTCTGCCATTTCACTTGATATTAATATAGGTTCTGTTATAAGTTTATTATCTAATTTACAAACTAATTGTCTATCAGTAGTAATCATATCTTGTCCTATATAATAACCTGTTAAACAAGGAACTTCCATTGTTTTAGCTACTGATGCTTTTGCTACTTTTATTGCTTCTTGTAAATTATTAAGATTTATTGATAATTCTTCACCTTGTATATCTTTTATATCTGGAAATCTTACCATTTCTCCTTCTTCGTTTATTGCTATTTCTAATTTATAAGTTCCGTTTCCAGTTACTTCTAGATAATTTTCTTTATTTTCTAACCCAATGAATTCTTTTGTTGTTTTACCAACTAATTTTGAAAAAGTTTCTGCATTTATTATTGTATAAAATTCTTGTGGTCCATACATTGGTTCATATTCTATTTCTGCATTCACCTTAAATTGATTACTTCCATCTGTTGTTATTAATGTCAAATCTTTTCCTTTTACTTCTATACCTATCAAACTTGTTAAAGGTATCATTTTATTTGCAGATGCCCCTTGTATTGCTTTAGATACCATTTTTTGTAAAATATCTGTTCTTATCTTCATAAATTTTCACTCCTTATACTTTATATTTATATATACTCTTAACTATTTTTCAGCATACTCCCATTTATAACCTTTATAATTCATCTTCTTTGTATAGCCATTACAACATCTCCAGATATTACTTCTATTAATACCTAATGCTCTACTAGCATGTGATGCAGATTGCCAATTATTTATAAAATTTCCCTGTAAATCATATTGATTAATAGACTTACCATTTGTTATTGAGTGTCTTTGTTGAGTTGTTCCATAATTTACATTATATTTTTGAGTACACCACTCTAAATTATCTATGCAATTATTAGACGGATTTTCATCTTTGTGATTTATGTAAGGTAAATTATTTGGGTTTGGTATAAATGCTTCTGCTACTAATCTGTGAACTAAAAATGTTCTACAATTACACTTATTACTTAAAACTACTCTAGTATAGCCTAATCTATCTACACCATAGTTTAGTATTTTCTCTTTAACTGTGTAAAAACTATTTCCTCTAGATACTTTTCTTGAAACAGATTTAACCCTGCCTAAATTAGATACTTGATATAAATATTCGTATCCTTTAATATCTCTCCAAATTTCATTTTCCATACTATACCTCCAATTATTTATTACTAAAATAAATAAAAGAAGCTTATATTAGTATGCTACAATGAGAGTTTTTAGTGTTCAAGTAAGCCCTCTCAAAGAGCATATTAATATAAACTTCTTTTACTTACTTGAACATACTTATTATATAGTAGAAATTATAAAATGTCAATTACAATTCTGTTTTAATTTTCATTTTTAATTCCTCCTCATATAATATATAGAAAATTTTAGTTATTTTTATACTAAAAATTTTGGTAATTTTACAATTTGTGTATATTCATTTTCTTTTTCTATATGTTTTTCAATTTGTAAATCTTCTTTTAATTTTTCACTTACTATATTTATCATATTTATTGACATTTTTTGATGTTTTTGTTCTTTTTCTTTTATATTATCTAAAATTGATAATTCTTTCTCGCTTATAACTATATAAACATTTACTTGTTTTTCCTGTCCAAATCTATAACACCTTCTTATTGCTTGATAAAATTGTTCAAAACTATCTGATAATCCACAAAATATAATATTATGACATACTTGCCAATTCATACCGAATCCACAAATAGACGGTTTTGATATTAAACAGTCAATATTTCCTTTTGCAAATTCTATCATTCCATAAGCCTTATAGTCATCTTTATCTGACCCTTTAATTTCATAAGCTGTTGGAATAGCTTTTTTTAACATCTCACTTTCATCATTATAATTACACCAAATTAAAAACTTTTCATTTTTATTCTGTTCTATTATCTCTTTTATTTTTTCAATCTTATCTGGTAATGCTTCTTTTCTTGCAATTCTTCTTTCAGATAATGTTTTTGCAGTTGTTACACCAAATAAAAACCCATCATCAACTTTACTCTCTAATATTACATTCTGCATATTTAATTCTGGTAATATAAATTTAGCTCCATCAAATCCTAAATTACTTGGATTTTTTAATAATATTGCCCAATTAGAAATCCACTTATAAAATTCTTCTTCACTATGTCCTTTTAATCTCCAACCTATCCCACTTGAAGCATCATTTATAAAGAATAATGATAACATTTCATTTTTAGTGCATATATTTAAAAATTCAGCTTGAGTTCCTATTTCTGTATAATCATTTGGAGATGGTGTTGCACTACAACTTAATTTATACGGAGTTTTATTAAATGTTTGAATAAGTAAATTTGTTGTTTTGCCAGTAAATGATTTTAATATACTACTTTCATCTAAAACAACTCCAATAAATTGTTCTGTATCTATCTTGTGTAATTTTTGATAATTGATTATATTTATTCCATTTATAACTTCATCATTATTTTCTATTTTTTTTGCTACTATTCCAAACTTTTCTGCTTCTAATTCTGTTTGACTGGATACCGCTAATGGAGATAATATCAACACTGGTTTATTTGTATGTTTATGAACTTGATTTGCCCACTCTAATTGTTGTATTGTTTTTCCCAATCCAGTATCTTCAAATAATGCGCATCTTCCTTTTCTTAGTGCCCATCTAACTATTAATTTTTGATAATCAAATAAATTTTCATTTAATTGGTCTAATTCTATATCAAATCCACTATCAATTATTACTTTAGTTTTATTTTTTATAAATTCTTCATAATCTTGCATTTTTACCTCCTAAAATAGGAATTGTGTTTTTATCTTATTTACTGATTTACAATTTTCTACTGCTTGTTTATAATAACTATTCTTTAATTCTATTCCAACTCCATATCTATTCATTTTTATAGCTGAATATACCTCGCTTCCAATACCCAAAAATGGAGTTAATACTATATCTTTTTCATTTGTCCATAATTTTATACATCTTTCTATGACATCTAATTGTAACGGACATATATGCTTTTCATCTTTTTCATCTCTTATGCTTTCCCTTTGTAGTGTTTTACTTTGATTTATATCTAACCATACTGGACTTGCATAATTTTGCCATATTTCAACCGGAAATGTTTCGTTTGTATGTGTTATTGGTTCTGTATTTTCTCCAGGTTTTCTCATAGTAATTATATAATCTGCTATTCCTTGTCTACACATTGCACTATCCTTTTTAATTTGTTTATGTAATAACCCCAATGCTTTTGTTCTTTGCATTGCTACTACTGGGTCTTTCCATATTGTTACTTTACTATGATATATAAATCCAGCATCTTCAAATAGCTGTGTTAATATTCCTGGAAAATCTCTTAATCCTATAAAACCATCTTTATATTTTGCAAGTGGTAAATCCATACAATGAAAACTTACTAATCTTCCTGGTTTTATAACTCTGTATAATTCTTTTACTATATATTTAAAATGTTCATAAAATTCACTATAATTTTTACAATTTCCTAAATCTCTTTCATCATCTGAATATACATATAAATCTGCAAATGGTGGACTAAATATTGAATAATGTATTGAATTATCTGGTAATGCTTTCAATACTTCACAACTATCACCATTATATAATGCAAAATTATCATCTATATATTGTTCTTTACATTTTATTTCCTCTAACATTTTTATTTCTCCTTTCATATAATATATAGAAAATTTTAGTTATTTTATATATTTATCTTGTAATTTTCTATGCCCAACTATCCAAAATAAATCATTTGGTTGTAAATAATTTATACATTTTGCTTCATAAATTGGGTCTAATTCAATATCATTTATACTTGCTATTATTTGTTTTTCATAAGCTATGTTACAATTTATTATTTTATGCTTTAAAAATTTAAACATTGGACAATACTTATTTATCAATTTTGTTGGGTCTTTTCCAACTTGTATTCCAATAACCTCTATATTATTTCGATTATAATATTGTAAACCATTTATGATTGAAACAAAGTTCATACCAGAACCAACTGCAACCACAATACGATTTATATCTTTAGGTAAATTTTCAACTTGCTTACTTGTAATATTTATGTTTTCCAAGCACTCCATTCCAAATGGTATATAGTAATAATTATTCTCTTCTGCAAATTTCTTTGACCTAGCTATTAATACATTTGTATAAGCACCTTGTTTTAAATCCCTTATTAAAATCGTATTTCTATTATTTTTAATATTTTTAATTATAGAAGTATCCTTATTACTATTAGGCATAAATAAATAACATTTACAATCTAGTTTTTCACAAATATTACTTATTATTTCACACTGTGGACTGAACCTGCTACCAATACTAACAAATGTATTATATCCTTCTCTTATACCTTTTTGAATTATATATAGCGCACTGCGTACTTTACTACCATTGCAACCAGCAAATTCAAATAAATCATCCCTTTTAATATAAATATTATCTATTTTTTGTATCGGTGTTAATTCTTGTAAATTCATAAATTATTCCTCAAAACTTCCAAATTTCTCTTTTATTTTATCTGGATTCCCCTTATAAAATACTAATACTTGTTGATGTTGTTTACCTACTTTTCTACTTACATTAAATTGTTTTGGTGCTCTTACAGGTAAAGTGCCAATTACATTTACTAATATCATTTCATTATAGTATATTAACCCAGCATATTGAAAAGCCTTTACTGTATCACCTACAAAATCATAATATCCACCATCTTTATGATTTCGCATATTTCCAACAACTATTACTGCAAATGAATTATCTTCTAGCATATCACATGCATTTTTAATTATTTGCCTATATATATCAATAAATTCTGCATAAGTACCTTTATTAGATAAATCATTTTCTTTATCACTATATACCTCTAAATCATAATAAGGCGGGCAAGTAAATAATAAATTATATTTATCATTTGCCAGTTCTTTACAATTTAAACTATCCCCATTTATCCAATTAGGTTTTATAATTCCCATATATTTTTGGCTTATTTCTTCATATTGTTGTTTATTGGCTTCTATTTGTTTTTCACTTAAATCAATACCAGTATAATTTCTTTTAAGCATTCCTGCCACTAATCCTCTTACACTACCACCTGCAAATGGGTCTATTATTTTATCATTTTCTCTACTAAACCATTTATAAGCTATTTCACATAATACAGGGTCAAATATTGAAGTTGCTTGAACTTTTCTTCCATAAGCTTCTCCAATAGATTCTGGAAGACATTTTCCAGTTTTTATTTTAAGTTCTTTTAAATCAACCCCTATATCCTTTGTAGTAGTATAATCAAAACTAGGAACTTGATTTAGTAAATTATCCCCCCCTACCAATTTCACTTTTAATACCTAATTTTAGCCAATTTCTTTTTCTATCTTGCCAATAACCTTGTTTAGTATCTAATATAGAAAAAGGTGGTACTAAAAATCTATCACTTAATAAATTTGATGGTATTGGTTGTATTTCTATTTCAAATAAACTCATACTATTTTATCCTTTCTAAAATAATGTATTCTCATATTGTTTATTTTACCTTAAATCTATCACTTATTATTTTTGGTGTGCAATGCTCCCAATCTACTAAATGATGTATTCGTCTATGCCCACAGCCCATTTCAGCTATTTTTACACAAGACGGAGAATACATAACTGTAAAAAATGATTTTAAAAACGTGCCACTATCAAGATACAATTCACTCATACCTCCGGTTCGCTGCTGACTATCCTGCTGATTCAATGACATATCTGCAATGGTAAACATCAAATTTCCCTTACTACCATAATAAGTATAACTATTAACATCCTCATTTATTCTACCTAAAAAATCAAATTTTCGGTCAGTCCTGCAAAAGAACGAATTCATCGCTTTTCTAGTCAATCTTTCTTTATAAACTCTACTAGTAACACCGCCTATAAAATCGCCAGTTTGAGCAAATGCAACCGTTAATGCCCCGGATATATCTAAAAATTCAAGCATCTCATTTATAATACTATCTAAATCTTTGCAATAAATTGATGACAATTTATTGCCATTCCAAACTCTACTTCTAAATTCGGTATAATCATCATCAAGCTCAAGAAAATAAGTTAATTTTAAATCTTTTGCTATATCAAAACCAGCATTTCGTGCATAAACAATAGCTTTTCTATTATCTGATAAATCTCCTGTATCAAATTGTTTAGATTTTGCTAATTTATCAAATACTATTACTCTCTCTCTCTACCAAAATTATTGTAATAATCTTCTATTGTTTTATCTTCATTATCACATATTATATACCATTTGCCAGTGTAGCCACACTTTTCAAGAGTTTTTACAGTCTTCATATTATTTGCTCTACCGATGAGAAAGTATAAACACTGCAAAATCATTCCTCATTAGCTTTTACACCACTTTCTTCCATTATTTTTTCAATATTTTTACTTAATTTAACATATCCATTTGCTATTGCATCATCAATATCAATTATTACCAATGCTGATTTTTCCATAAGTTCTTGCATTTCTTTATTACTATGAGCATAATAATCTGCTATTTTTGAATAATTAAATATATAATGTCGTCGGGCTGCTTTAATTAAAAAATCTTTTTCTTCTTCTGTTACATTTGAATTTTTAATTTCATTTATAAGTTTATTAGTTTTAGTATCATTACACAATTCCATTATATTTGGTTTTACATTTTTAGGTAAATATTGAGGAATATTTACTTTTTTAGTATATTTTTCATCTACTATTTTATTTATATCTATATCAAATAAATCCATAAGCTACCTCCAACTTTCCATAAATTCAGCGTCGCATTTCATTGGAACTTTTATTTTTTCTTTTGCAGCCTCTATCATTAAACTTGTTACTATTTTAGCACACTCTTCTGCATTTTCCTTTGGGCAATCAACTATAACTTCATCGTGAACTTGAATAGCTAAATGACAATCTAATTCTTTTAATCTTTCATTTGTACCAATTTTTATCATTGCTATTTTTGTCATATCCGCTGCAGTTCCGCTGTATTATACTATTTACACATTGTCTTTCTGCGTCTGCTATATAACCACCATTATCTTTTATAGTTATACCATCTTGTTTTGCCTTTAATTTTATTTCTTCTTTCTTTTGCCTGCCATAGGCTTTATCTAATAATTTTGTATAATAATTTATTGCCTTTTCCTCTTCCTGCTGTTTTAAGTCCTCTATATTAGTATTATCAAATGCTAACGGGTCAAAATCTTCTATAACATAGTTACTAAAATCAAATTCATACTTATCTAATTGCATATTAGGTAATCTTCTTTTTCTACCCCACGCAGTTTCCACAAATCCATAAGTTCTTGCTTTTTCTTGCATGTCTTCTATATATTGCTTTACCTTTGGAAACTCTTTATAAAAATCATTCCAAAACTTTTGTGCTTCTGGAACTGTTATCTTTAAAGTATCTGCCACACCATTTATACTCATACCATAGGTTATTCCTAAAAATAATCCTTTTACACTTTTTCTTCTCTTTTTGCCTTCCTGGTTCTTACTTCCATCTACATTAAACTCCAAACAATCTTCATAAGGTACTTTATAAACCTTACTTGCAACTTCACTATACATATCTTTGCCATCAAAATAAGCGTTCATCATTGTTTCATCATGAGCTAACGAAGATAAGCTTCGTGGTTCTTGTTGGGAATAGTCAGATGATATAAATATTCTACCTTCGCCAGGAACAAACATTGGTCTTATATCATCTCTCCCATCTGTATGAGCCGGAATATTCTGCAAATTTGGGTCTGTACTTGAAAATCTTCCCGTTTGTGTTCCATATTGATTAAAACTTGCGTGAATCTTCCCGTCATTCGGATTTACAATTTCTGGAAGTTTGTCAATATAGGTGGATAATAATTTTGCAATAGCTCTATACTCTAATATAATCTTGCAAAACTCATTATTTATTGCTTTTAATACTTCTTCACCTGTCCCTCTAACTGGTTGTCTTGGCACTGGTTTTTCCCCTAATATATCATACAATAAAATTGCTATTTGTGTTGAACTTGCTATATTTATCATACTACTTAATTTATTGTTTGGATTTTTTCTTCTATAATCTTCTATTTTATCAGCATATTTATCACATAATTTGTAAAATTCAGCTTCTTTTTCTAATAACAGTTTATTATATTTTTCAGATAATTTATTTGAATACTCTTTATCAATTAAAACTCCATTGTCCTCCATATCCGCTACAACATTTATTAAAGGCATTTCAATTTCTCTAAATACATCTGCAACTCTTGTTAAATCCTTATCAATACATTTTTGACTTGTTTTATCTAAAAATTGTTCTTGATATTTATATAATTCATAAGTTACTTCTGCATCTCTTGCTGCATATATATAACCACTATTTATTGGTACTAGATTAAATGTCATTTTTTCAAATAAATCTGAAAATGCAAAAGCATCTTTTTGTCCTTTTAATACATATTTATTATGCAACGCTTTCAATCCATTTTCTTTTTCATTTTCATTTAACAATCTTTGAGCTAAATACCCATCCCAATATGCTTCTAAATATACTCCTATTTGATGTCTTAATACTCTTATATCAAATTTCGCATTAAACATAATTAATTTAACCTTATTATCTACCAATCGTTGCAATTGTTCTTTGCAAAATTCTTTGGATAATTGATTACTTACTTTTGCATTTGTTATATAATCTATATGGTTTACTGGTATATACACTGCTTTTAATCCAGGTGTATATAAAGAAAAACCTACTATATCATCTAACATAGGATTTAATCCCATTGTTTCAGTATCGATTGCTACAATTCCATTTTCTAAACATTGGTCTATATATACCTTTAATTGAGTTTCTTCTCTAATACAATCATATCTATCTTTATACTCCCCTAAATGTTCATCAACCGATTGTTTAATTCTTGAAATCCTTTCCTGTAAACTCATTCCCGATTTTGCTATTACTTTTGAAGGTTTTTTTGCTGTTTTACTTAATATATGTTTATCTTGTTCTCTTGTGCTGGGAACACCTGGTATATTAAATAAATCCATTATTACTACTCCTTACTATTTATATAATCAATAATTTCATTTATCTTTTCTTGTATTTTATCTAAATCTGCTGTGTTTGAATAGGCTATTTGATATAACTCTCCATTAATATTTTCAAAAATTGGATGTCCTTCTAATTTAGTAATCATTAAAAAGTATCCTCCTCTGTATATGTTGGACGACGTCTAACAGGCATCTCTCTTTCAACTTGTCTTCTAACTGGCTGTTCTTGTCTATTATTTCTATTTGGTTGTTCATCATCGAACATTCCTGTCTGTAAATATTTTTGTAATTCTTCATATGTTTTTGTCTGGAAGCAAGTTCCTTCTGCATTTATTTCTGGAAAATCAGTAACTTTTGCATTATCAGTTTTAATATTATAAGTTTCATAAGTTGTTGATGTATCATTTTTTTTACCAACTCTTTCTACTTCAAATAAAGTTGATACTAATGGATTATATCTTGAACATAAACTAGACATTTTGTTAAAGAATGTTCTTCCTCTAGTCCATATTTTACTTTCCTTACTTCCTTCATCATACACTGGTATAAATAACTTAGCATTTTGTTTATAATTTGCTGCGCATAATGGACAGTTATCTATTGGTTCATTATAGGCTCTTAAGCATTCTACATCAAATGTTCTATCACCTTCTTTAACCTCGTGAACTGCTACTCCTTCTAAATCATTTATATCATTTATTAAAAATCTTATTCTTGCAGTATCGCCATCATCTTTTAAACTAAAATAATTGCTTTTTACTGCTCCATATTTCTCTGCTTCATCGAATGAAAATCTTGCCATTTCTTTACTCTCCTTTACAAATAAATTTTATTCCAGTTCTTTCTGAATTATCAATATCGATTGATACAAACGCTGGTATGCAAACTAAATCGATACCTGCTGGTGCTAAAAATCCTCTTGCAATTGCAATTGATTTTACAGCTTGATTTACGGCACCTGCTCCGACTGTTTGTAATTCTACTTTTTGATATTCTCGAATAATTGCTGTAATTGCTCCTGCAACTGAATTTGGATTTGACTTTGATGAAATTTTTAGTATGTTCATTTATACACCCCTTTCCTCTTTTTTCTTTAAACCAAAAGCTTTTCTGAAAAACCATATTGCTATTTTTTGTATAAATTTTTGCATCATAACCTCCTTCTATATAATATATAGAATTTTTATACATAATTTATATTCGAATTTAAAATTTTTTGTTTTATTTTTGCATTTCTTTTATATATTGTAATTGCGGAAGTTTTTAAAATTCCAGCAATTTCTTTAATCGAATATCCTATCTGCAATAATTTACATTGTTCTTTCTCGTTAGCATCCAAATCATAATTCGATAAAATCAAATCAATATCAGTTAAATTAAAATCATATTTGAATGTATCTTCTTCTAATATATCTGTATATAAACAAATCTTTCTCTTTTGGGTTAATAATCGCTCTGTTTCCATTCTCAACCTATTTTTAAAACATCTTATGAAATAAGTTATAAATTTTGCATGTGAGTTTAACTGATACCTTTTTAATGCTTTATCTAATTCTTGCAAACAAAAACTAGCTTTATCTTCATCGCTTATAATTGGATAATTCAAAGCTGTTTTGCTAATTATTCCAAAATTATTGCAATAAAAATAAGCTAGTATATTTGGGGATAACTTTCTTTGATATTCATCAATTAAATTAATTTCTTCAATATTTTTCTCCTTTCCACTTATAATTTCTTTCATTAATTCTAATGTTTTTCTCATATTACTTTACCAACCTTTCCTTTGTTTTTTTTTGCAAATTTTTCATTTGCTTTTTTATTATATATAATAAAAAATAAAAAATGTCAATAGTTTTAGAAAAAAAATTTAATTTTTTAGTATAACAAAAATTTGTCGATATCTTCCTGTTCTGTTTGTCCACGTTTTTTCCTCTTAAAATAATCCATCTCATCTCTTATTTCCTTAATTAAAGCTAATATAAGCCATGTATATATTAAAAATTCTAACATACTAACTCCTTTCTAATAATTCTGGGTTTTGGTATATGTTGCCTATTATTTCTACCGCATAATCTCCATAATCTTCATCATATAAATCCTCTAAAGCTATAAAGTTGTTTTTATTTGATAGCTTTTGAAACACATAGCTTAATTCATCTTCATCATAATCAACTAGGTATCTATCTGTAACATCTGAATATTCATAAAAATGTTGAACTATATCTCCCTCATATATTTCTTTTCCGTTTTTATCTTTTAGTCCTGTATATTGTAATGCAACAAATCTTTCTTGTTTGTCATTACAGTCTTTTAATACACTCCATACTTCTGTTTCTCCATCATACCAATAATCATCTTCACACAAATCTTGTAATCTTTCTATATGTGTTTCCTTTAATTCTTTATCATATATTCTAAATTTTATCTCTCTCATAACCTCTCCTTTCACATATCCGAACTTTCTTCCTGTATCTTATTAATACAGGAAGATTTTTTTTAGTTTTGGTCGGGTATTACATTCCCATTAAACCAAATAAATTTAATACTTCTTGCTGTTTTTTATTTCTTTCTATCATTTTTATTTTCTTTTCCCTGTATTCTTTTCTAATTTTTAATAACTCAATAATACATTCTAAAGTTTTTACTTTCATGCAATCTTCTGTATCATCATAATTTCCACCACATGCATATATTAAAGCCATTGCACCATTGTTTCTGTTTATTTTTTCTATTAAAGAGTTTTTACACTCATCTAATAATTCAAAATCATCTTCATTTAAACTTTCCATAAAGCTATCAAATAGTGGTAGTAAACTTATTAATTTATCAGCTAATATTTGAACTTTTTCTTTTTTATCTTCCATTCTACTCACCTACTTTCTTTGTAAAATATTCAATTATACAATTTAAACACTTTTCACAATGACCATTTACATAGTCATCTGCATAACAATTTTCTTTATTACAAAAATCATCAACCGTTGTTTCATCTTCTAAAAATTCTGCCATTTCATTAATTATCTTTTCTTGTTCTTCTATTAGATTAACTAATATATTCTGTTCTGCACTTGTTAATCCATAATTTTCTTTAGCTGTTTTTAATACTGCTTTTTCTTCATCACTTAACATTGTTTTATTCCTCCTCATCAAATTTAGTTAAATATTTAGTTGCACTTATATACCTTAATTCAATTGTCTTCGGTTCTCCTATATTTGCATTTATAGCCATAGTATCAGGTACATAATACTCATCTTTAAATTTAACCATTTTTTCGTTTGTATTAAAATCTAATTCTTTTGCTATACTTGCTTGAATATTAAATAATGATTTCATATCTTTATTTTGTTCTACTAATTCTTTATTTTTCTCTTTTTCTTTTTCATAAGCTGTTAGTAGAGTTTCTATAGCTTCTTCTAGTCCATCACTTTGTTTTATATTAAATAATTTATGTTCTGTTATAAATTTATCTAACATTTTTATTGCTTTCTTTTCTTCATCTGTCATTGCTTGTCCTCCTCATTAAGTTTTCTTCCACACATTGGACAGTAATTTATTTTAAAAAAATCAGCTGTTTTATAGCCATCATTATCTTGTCCATCAAGTTCAACATAAATCATATTTCCATGTGCTTCTTGATATATTATTTCTAAACAATCTTCTTTATCATTGTCTATATCTTTTATCTTCTTATTATTTATTCTTTTATCACAATATTCACACATATTACTTTTTCTCCTCTATTTTTTCTACTAAATCTGCTTGTATTAAGTCCCATAAACCATCTAAATCTTGTGCAAATATTTCTCTATTCCATATAAAAACAACAATTGCACCTTCTTTTAATTCTACTTCATAAGTTTCACTTTTATGTTCTGTTTCTGCACTATACTTAAACCCAAACTTTTCTAATTCTTTTAAATCCACATCATCTTTTATTTTTAACATATTACTTACTCTCCTTTATTTAATATTTTTTTTAAAATCTCTTTTGCCTTGTCACTATCTCTATCTGTATTAAACTCCCAATAACCTTCTTCATCTATATATTCAATTTTTTCTTCCACAACTGCTTTAGGTATGCTTTCTTCTTTGATGTATTTTAAAACTGTTTCCATTGCTTGTTCTTCCTTTGTTGTATCTCTATTATCAATATAACAATACTCACTTCCTATTATTAATAAAAATTCTTCTAATATTTTTATAGCTTCTTTTAATTCCATCTATTATTCCTCCAATAATAAATCTTTTAGTGTGATTATTTTTATCCTAAGTTCTTCATTATTTGTAAACTCACTTTGTATTTTTTCTAATACACTTATTTTTTTTCTTATTTTATCTTTGCTAACAACATAATTAGAACAATTTTCAAATAAATCTTTTTCTAAATTATGACTATATTTTAAATTTCGTTCAATTAATACTTTTAATTCTTTATTCTTTTCTTTTTCTTTATTGTATAAATCTAATAAGGCTTGAATTGCATACCATTCTTCATTTGGCATGCTTACTGCACCAATTTTTGTGCATTCTATATATTCTTTGCTTAAATACTCTTTTATGATTTTTATTATTTCTTCTTCACTCATATCTATTTATCCTTTCTAAACATTTTCTTACATCTGTTATTTCTTTTTGCAATAAATCAAATAACCCGTATTGTTCTAATGTGTTGATAATTATTCTCCAACTTTTTATTTCTTCTTCACTCATCTTTCTACCTCCCAACTTTTAATTTATTTGTTTTATCAATAATTTTTGCAACAATAGTATCGGTTTTAGTTAAAAAACCTCCTTTAAATTCTGTATTTCTTCACGAGTACAATCATTAATATCTTTTCTATCTTTTGGAATTATTATTTCAGTCACTAGCTGATTATATATGCATTCCTTTAGATGCTGTCTAGCTCGTTGTCCAGCTATATCATTATCTGTGGCTAATATAAATTTTCTACAAGGTAATTTATTTAATTCTTTGATTTGATTTTGTGTGCCTAAACCATTTAAAGCTACTGCGTATTTTGTAAATGTCCATAAATAAATACAATCTATCATACTTTCCACAATATAAATTTCTTTCGGAAATTCTGTAAGTTGATATAATTCATATATTCCATACACAGGTTTTTCCACAGATTGTGGATAATTAAAATATTTAGCTTCAACACTTCTTCTTGCAACAAATAAGCAATTACCATGCTTATCTCTTACAGGAAAAGTGATACAATTTGTTGCTTCATCATAACCTACATCAAATATTTCAATCACTTCTTTATTCATTTTTCTTTCGAACATATATGGATGATAAAATCTATAATGTTCTAATTCTTTTTCTGTTATATAATTCATATGGCAATTATTTTTAACTGGTTTTCTATCTATATTTAATGTAATTTGTCGGTTTTGTAAAATATCTCCTAAAAAATTATTTTTAAGCCAATTTAAACCATATTGCCCTAAATCATTTTTTCCAAAACATCTACTTATCATTTGCTCTAATGAACAGCTTTCGTTACAACTAAAACAATGACACCAGCCATCTGATTTTCTTATTCCGACAGCTAGGTTTTCTTTCTTGTCCTTCTTTATGAAAAGGACAGCTAACCATTAAATCCTCCGGTAATTCTTTAATTGTATTAAATAAATAAATCTGATTTAAAGCTAATTGTTCTTTCAATTCTTTTATTATATTAATTAAATCTAATTCGTATAAAGTATTATTTATCTCTATCATTCATGTCAATAATTCCTTTCATTATATAATTTTATATACAAATCAAAAAAGTTCCACAAATTTTCGGAATATAAATTGTATAATTCTAATTTTTCTTTTAAATTATCTATATCAACTAAATTACTATTATATTCTAACTCACTTTCTAATTCTTCTATTCGGTCGACATTATCATAATTCGTATCTTCTAATTCTGCGTAATCCTCATCTAAATTATCATAACTATTTGATAGCTCTTCATACTCTTTCTGTAATTCTAATATTAATTCTTGTAAATCTTTTTTATTTAGATTTTCTAAATCACTTTCGGTATGATATTTCATAATATTTTCCTTTCTAGTTTAATTCTTTCCAGTTAATAATTAATACACTATCATAATTATAATCAGTTTTTAATCTTTTTTTCACTTTATCTAACATATTCCAATTAGCTAATTTTTGATTGCAATGTAATTCAGTGTTAAAAAAACCTTCTTCATCTCCTCTATATCCATATCCTACGATAAAATACTTATAATCATCCATAATTTAATTCCTCCTTAAAATACATCTTCATTATCGTTAAACTCTTTTTTTATTCTATTTATCTTTTCTTTTCGTTGCTTCGGTTCTAATCCATCATCGTTACTTGGTATATACGTGAAATTTCCAGTATCAAAATCAAATTGATATAATAAAGTCTGTCCTGTTCTACCATCTCTGTGTTTTCTAACAGATAATTGTATAACATTTTCATTTGCTTTTTGTTTTATAGCTAAAACTTTTGTTGCATTTGCTGCAATACCATCACTATCTTTAATATTTTCTAAATCGGGTGTTTCTTCACTATCTTTATTTACTCCACTTCTATTACTTTGAACTACAACTAAAACGGGAATTTTTAATTCTATCGATAAACTAATTAAATCTTCACTAATATTTGTTAACATTGTTGTTCTAGTATCACCTTTATTATATCTTTCATCTGTTAGATAAGTTATTCCATCTATTCCTAGTATATCTATTTTATTCTTCTGTACAAAGTTTTTAATTTTACTTACTGTTATTTTTTTATTAAAATCTTGAGGTATTGTTACGATAAATTTATTTTTGTTTTCTTTTAAAGATTTTATATAATCTTCATATCCTATTTGATTTTGTCCGCCATACTAAATTTTTATTGCTAAAATGGTTTACAAGTGTATCAAATCTATAACCTATTTTAGTTGCTGACATTTCAGGACTTATCAAACCTACATTATAACCAATTTGCCAGCTATGGGCTAACATTTTATTTAAAATCCAACTCTTTCCTTGTCCTATTCTTGCAAATAATACAACTAATTCTTCTCCACGATTAAAACCTTTAAATATAGTATCTAATTCTTCAAATCCAGTTGTAATATATTGACTATCTTTTCCTTTTAGTTTTTCTTGATATTCATTATATCTTTGCTCTGCTTTTTGTATAATATCAATTCCTTCTGTTTTTTGTAAACTTGTTAACTTTGGTATTTCTTGTAATAAATATTCTACGGCTTCATCGCTATTTGATTTTAATTTTTCTGCTACTTCTTGCACCACTGGAACAGTTTTAAAATATAAGTATTCTTCATTTATTTTATCAATTAAATACTTATCACTTTCAGTTACTTCTATCAAATTAAAATCTGGAAATTGGTTTAAAAAGGTTTCTTTATCTGGTATTTTTCCATATTGTTTATAAAAGTTGTCTATATATTCAAATTCATCTTCGTAATTTAAAAACATTTCTTTTGATAAGTTATTATTTAATACTAAATCAAAATTGCCTGTTTTTAAAATTTTGTTAATTGACTGCAACACAACCATAGTATTTTACTCCTATTCTTTTATATGTTCAATATATTTTAATAGCCCTTTATCATATTTTGCTATAATAGGAATACTTTTCTTTTCATATAATCCACTATACCAATCATAACCCCAATCTTCCCATTCTCTAACATATTTTTGAGTAGATACACAAATATTAGATAGACTATCTTGTAAATGATAAAATATATGTATAAAATAAAACATACCATAATTAAATTCATCTTTTGCCACTATCGTTTTTCTATATTCTATTACTTTGTCGTTTCTACTTTTTATTTCATAGCCCTTTAATTTTAAATGTAATTTAGGTAGTTTATTATTCTTTAAAATATACATTATATTACTCTCCTATCATTCCCAAATAATTCTACAACTGCACTATCATTATATACACGACTTTTTAATCTATTACCTAATGCTTCTACTAATTCCTGCTCATTAAGATTTCCTGTATATATATTGCTTTTACCGTTTAGCTTTCTTTGGTCTATATAAGTTAATAAATTTGTATGGTCATAATCAGTTAATTTTCCTGCTGCTATATCATCCCATATAACTAAATCAACTTCTAATAATTGTTTCTTCATATCTTCAAATTCTTCATCTTTTTTATTTATTACTTCCTTAAATTTTGTTAAAAAAGAGGGAACATGAATAAATAATCCTCTTTGAGTAAATCCATTTCCAGCCCATATTTGATTAAAATAACTTTGCATTATTTTTATTGACCACGTGGTTTTACCATTTCCAAAAGTACTACTAAATATATATAAATTTTCTCCATTTTTTATAAAGTTAGTTACATCTTTTTTTATTTTAGCTAAATATTTAAAATTTTCTACATCTATTGGACTAGGTATTAATTCGTTTTTAAATTGATTTCCTTTTGGTATTCTGGCACTTTTCATTAAATAATTCATTTCATTATATCTAATGCAATTATTCATACAATTTTCTTTATAGTTTTTACAAGTTTTTGTATACCAGCAATCCATTTTTAACTCCTTTATTTCTTGAGTAAATAATATTCTTTATATCTAGATGTTTCTGTTTCTCTCCATCTATCTTGTATATTCATATCATGTGTATGTCTTAATTCATATATTATAGAACTTAATCTATAACTTCTACATAGTTTAACTGCTTTTTCATCATCTACATAATTTCCTGCTTCTAAATATTCTTTGATTATTTGTGTTTTTGTTTTCATAATTATTACCACCTTTCAATTAATATATAGAAAAAATACTATTATTTTATAAATCGATTTAAAATTTTAACAAATTTCCATTTTCATCCCTAGCTAAACAATAATTATTATAAAATTCTCTTTGTTTTGTAGTCATATCAGCAACTGCACTAAATTTTTCCATTTCTATTAATTTTTGTTTGTGGGTTAATTTATCAAATTCTTCATCACTTATTTTATAAATCTGACTATGACCTGCTGTATTATCAAAATTAGATTTAGAACTATAACTTGATTTTGGTTTTCCACTAAAATAAGTTTTTTGGTTTAAATAATTTTCAAATTTATTTCCAAATAAAGTGGAAGGTCTTAAATATTGTTCAAACTCTGTTCCTTTCCATTCTTTTACCTTTTTATCTATAACATCATAAAAATCATCTAATACATAACCTTCTTTAAATCTAGCTTTTATTAAACTAATTGTTCCTTTTGTATTATATTTATATTTTGAACCAATACTATCATTCAAATAATCTATAATATATTTAATATTTTCGTTTAATACTAAATCATTTTTAGAAAGTTGTTCTTTCTCGACATTATCTAATATAGATAATTTATTATCTATATTAGTTTCTATATTATTATCTATATTATTAATTAAAGTTTCTTTAATAGGTATTAAAGTTTCTTTAATACTATTTAAGTTAGTTGAATATTCACAAAATTTAATTCCATTAATTTCTTTTTCTTTTTTAATTATTAAATTTTTACTTATTAATTTTTTCAAATTGGATATACAACTTGCTTTTGATATATTAGTCCAATCACATATATATTGTAAACTACCATGAAAAGTATGGTCTTTTATCTGACTAAATCCATATATAAGTGCATATATTATTAATTCATTACCACTCAATTTTAATTTAGTTGACATCCAACCTTGAATATTTATATAATTTTCATCTGTTACTAAATTTTTTTTCATATATACCCCCTCTTAAATAAAAAAAAATAAAGTGATATAAGAATTGTCTGAAACTTATATCACCTTTATATATAATTATCCAATATAGAATTGGAATTATATCAATTTTATAGACAATTTTTATACTTTTAATATATTATAGAATTTAAAAAATGTCAATAGTTTTTTTGAATTATTTTACAAAAGTTTTGACAATTTCTTCAATTTGATTATCGACTTGTTTATTACAAACATCAATTAGTAATTGTCTTTCCTTTTCTATATCAACATCATTAAAATTGCCTATTTGTCTTTCCTCGCCATATTCTACTGTATAAAAATTATCTTTTACTTTCACGCTTGCACGACTTGAAAATTTTATCATTTTCGGTATTGCTTTTGATACATATTGTTCCATAATTTAACCTCCTAAATTATTTATAATTCTATTTAGCATTCTACTATTTACCACCCTTCTTTTTAGACACTCTTAAAGTTGTTACTTCTTTCACTTGTTTACAATCAGTTATTTTTGTCGCATCTAATTCATTGTTATAAATTACATTTTCCAATTCTTCATAATCAATTACTTCAACAGTTTTTATTGGAGTAGTTATTTTTAACTCCTTCAATCGTTGAATTAATTTTTCCTCATTAAAGCTTTCCCTTTTTTGAGTACTTATTTTTGCTATCAATCCTTCGCTTGTTTCAAATTTATCCAAATCTGCTTTTGCTAGTTGTTGTTTAATTTCTTCATTATATTTAGTAGTCGATTTTTTGTATTTTTCTAACAATTCTTTATCTTGATAAAATGAAGTAATTAAATCTTCTAAAAGTACTGTGTTAAATAATTCTACTTCCATAATTATTCTCCTTTTTTGGTTTTTCCCATAAATCCATTTTTAGTATGCGGAATAAATTCTTTAAATTTTTTAATCTGCTCAACATCTTCTTCATTCCAATATCTCCAATTAGTAGCTCCTATTGTTTCATATGCAGGTAGTTCTGGCATTCCTTTATGATATAACTCATCTAAAACTTTTATATCTTCATTTTCATACCAATTATACCATCTTTTGATTGTATAAACAGATACTCCTACTAAATTAGCTACTTGACTTGCAGTTAATCTTGCCATAATTATCACCCCCTTCAAATTATTATTTATTTATCACAACAGATAATGCTACACTTGCACCTAAAATTAATTCTATTATTCTTGTTATATAATTACTATCGATTTCTGATATATATTTTGCCAGATTTTGTATAGCCTCTGTTATTTTTGGACTAACTAGATGTATTAAAACCAATGTTACTAAAAATATTGTTACTAATACCCCTTTAATTATTTTTTCTTTGTTTACATTTACTTTTTTAATTTTTCTCATTTTCTTTACCTTCCTTTACTTATTTAATAATTCTAATTCACCATTTCTTCTTAAAACTAAACCTTTTACATTACTATTCGTATAAGCTGTAATATGTTCTTTAATTTCTTCTATATTTCTTGTTTTGTTTTTCGTTAACTGATTTAACATTCCAGGACCGCCATTAAAAGTGAAACTTGTTAATGCATCTAATTGACTTTGTGTTAATTGTAAATAATCACAATGTTTTAAAACATAAGCACATGCACCATCTAAATCTGCTTTTAATAATCTTTCGCCTGTTTCTTGTGAAATAACTTGTTCTGCTTTTACATCCGGACCGTGATGTCCATAACCTATTGTCCAATATGTTTCACCACTTAATCTATAAGCATTTGCTTTAAAACCTTCAGATTTTTTAACAAATTCTACAAGCTCTTGCGAATATGTTGTTGGTGCAATATATTCTTGTCTAGATTCCACTGAACTTCTACTTGATAATTCAGCCTGTTCCTCAACTATTTCCAATTCATGTGGAATTAAATTAGTTTCTTCTATTTGATTTTCTTCTGTAATTACTTCATCTTTTTCTTCTTTAGGTGCTTCTATTTTTTTATTCGGTAGTTGATGTATCAGTAATAACAGAATTAAATCAAAAATAATTAATTTTGTTATTATTTTTTTCATACATCTTCTCCTTATTGATATTTTAACATTTCAAATTCAATTACATTTAGTTTTTCCTGAACTTCAGCGAACTCTTCTAATGTTTTGCATTCTTTATTAAGTAATCTTGTTTTTTGTGCTTTTAATGTTTTTAAAATTTTTTTCTTATCCATAACCTTTACACTCCTTTCCAATTAATAATTAAATCTTTCTTTTGAATATTTATATATAATGCTTGGATTATAGAAAATTAAGTTTTCTTTTGTACCATTAACTGTAATACTAAAACTTTCATAACCCTTCTTTTTAAGATTTTTAATTTTTAAAATTGTTAATAATTTTTTCATTTCCTTTACCAACCTTTCCTTTGTTTTAAAGTATTTATTTACTTTATATAATTTATTATACTATATAATAATAAAAATGTCAAGAGTTTTTTGAAAATTTTTAATTTTTTTTTAAGATAGTAGAAAATCCACTAATAAAGCCTTATTTTGAGCAGTTAATTTTTCATCTACTATTAAATCTGCTAATTTACCTTTCTGCAATACTAAATCATGTATTCTTTCATCAATAGTATTCTTACACATTAAGGTTATAATAGTAATATTTTCTTTTGTTCCAATTCTATGAGCCCTATCTTCTGCTTGGTCTTTTAGTGCTTTATTCCATGGCTCATCTAGAAAGATTACATAGGTAGCAGCGGTTAATGTTAATCCTGTTCCCATTGCTCCAGTTGTTCCAATAATAATTTTACAGCTTTCATCTTCCATGAATTTCTTTTCTTCGACAACTCTATCTTTTGTTTCTCCTGTTATTATAGCAGGATTATATAATTTTTTGTATCTTTCAAAAGTAGGATTTGTCATTGATGTCCAGTTGGAAAAAATAATAGCTTTATGCCCATTACTAATGATTTCTTCTAATAATTCATCTAATCTTTCTAATTTAGCACTTTCGTTAATTGTACTACTTAATATACCTGTATAATCAGTAGCTTGTCGCATTCTTATCATTTCAGCTAATGGATTTATTGCATTTGTTACTTTATCAATGTTCTGCTGAACTTCTAATTTAACTTCTTTATAGATTTTTTCTTGTTTTGGTGTCATTTCAACAAATTCATCTTGATATATTTTTTCTGGTAAATCTAAAACATCTTTTTTAAGTCTTCTTAACGTTATATCGTTGAATTGTTCTTTTAACTGCTCTAGATGTTTATAACCCATTACCTGATATCCTCCATAACCACCCATAGTACAATAATGGTTCTTAAATGCATAAAAATTATGCTTTTCATAACCTAACCATTTCATAGGTGCATATAAATCTAATGGATTGTTCATTAATGGTGTACCTGTCATTGCTATCATTGTTTCTGCTTGCAATTTAAGTAGATGTTTTCCTTGAATAGATTGAATTGACTTTGCTTTATGAATTTCATCAACTACAATCATATTAATAATATTTGTTTCGCATAATAATTTCAATAAGCAAATTACTTCTTCGTTTCTAATAGTTTCGATGTTAGTTACAAGGAAATATTGTTTTATCTTTCCAATATGTTTTAAATCATAAATTCTATCTTGTACTGTTCCGATATATTCTTTATTTTTTCTATATCTAGTTCCTAATATATAAGCTTGTTCATTACTATGTTTCTCTACTTCGGCTTTCCAATTCCATTTTAATCCATTTACGCCACATATAATTAAGCAATGCTTATACTTTTTTTGCTTCTTTTTAATGCAAGCAATTGAAATAGCTTGCATTGTCTTTCCTAATCCTTGTTCATCACCCAATAAAAATTTATCGTATTTAAGTCCATATTCAATACCTTCTATTTGATGTTTAAACGGCTGTATTTTGAATTTATAATCTTTAGGAATATAATTACATTCTTTTTGCATAAAATCCTGTTTAAATTGATTGTCGTAAGAATTAACTATATCTATTTCGTAATCTTTTAAGTCGTTTTTCAAATCATTTAAATATTTATATGCTAATTCCCATTCTTTTGTTTCGGGATGCCACCATTTAATCATATAACCTCTGATTATATTAAGGATTTTGGTATCATATGGAAAAGTTATAAATAAACTTTTAATCCCCTGAACTTTATAAGCTTGTTTAATTTCTATTCTAATCATAAGTTCTCCTTTTTATCTTTTACACATTTCAATAATAACTCTGCATCTTGATTTCTAAATGCTTCAGTAATAGCTGAACATAGTACTATTTCTCTCCATTCGTCATTAGTTATTATTCCTCTATCATATTTCTCTTGCAGATTATAATAACATTGAATTAAATATCTATCGTTATGCTCAGGATAATTTAAAATATCCATAGGATATAAGCTATTACCTACACATTTACAAAAATCCATTATTTCATATAAATATTTATCTTGATATTTAATATTTCTTTTTAGCATTTCTTGACAAACTCTAGTTGTATAATTATAAAAATATTTTTTATCATACTCCATTACATAACTTACAAGTCTATGTTTCAATGTTCCTTTTTCCCATTGTCTTTTTATTGCTATACACTCTCTCCATTGAGCTACTAACATTTTATTTGGTAACGCTGGAATTACTTTATAATGCCATAATCTCATTTATTTTTCCTCCTCCTTTTTCAATATTTCCAAGAAGATTCCATCCTTTTCTAATTCTTTAATATATTCTGCAGGAGAATATTCTTTATTGCCAAACATTTCAACAGTTGCTTTAACATCTTTTAATAGTTCATTTATTTTTGCATTATCAAAAGCTGTTTCTTCACTGAAATGTAAAGTATAAGCAATTGCAATAATAAAATGATTTATTGAAGTGTTTAATTGATTCCTGTATTGCTTACGATATTCGATATTTAGTTTATCTATTATTGTTTTTTCCAACTGAATACCCCAATCATATAACGCTTCTTTACTTTTTCGCTTAAATGCTTTTGCTTCTGCTCTTTGTAATCTTTTAAATTCTTCCTTATCCATTATTCATACACCTTTCATTCATTTATCTTGTTAAAAAATATGTACTAATTTTGCTTCATATATAATATCTTTATCTGTATCCATATAAGTATAATCATCTAATTTTTCCCAATCTTCAAAATTAATCTTATCACGCATTGCACTCAAACACTTATCTAGTGTCCAATAGGCTTCATTGAAATTTACTTCTTTATGGTTTAAATATGTAACTTTAATTACCCAACAACTATTTTTTATAATATTTTCTCCCATAACCCTTACCTACCTTTCCTTTACTTTATATATTTATTATATTATAGAATAATAAAAATGTCAATAGTTTTTTGAAAAATTTTTTTGAAAATAATAAAAAAACTACCTATTTAGGTAGTTAAAATTATTTTTTAGGAATTATCTCGAAATATATATCTACTTTATTCGGAACAGCATCATCATCATTAATAAATAAGTCACTTAAATCAGCATACATATTTATATTTTCCCCGAATAATTCATGATAATCATTAAACATACTGTTCATAACAATGAAAAAATCTAATGGTCTTATATCATCAAACTCACTGTCTTGTCGTATTTTTTCAGTTTGATTGAAATCCCACTTCATACCAACTGGTTTCATAGCATTAATAATTTCTAATGCTTGTGGAAAATTCAGTTTTCTATTATCCACAATTTCAAATAAAGTATCCTCTATACGATGATATTCCTGTTCATCTGTTTTATAAATGTAGTCGATAGCATCAACAAGCACATCTTTCAATTGTCGCATTTTTTCGGTACTATCAGAACTAATAATCTTATCAATATACTCTCTATGGCTCATTTCCGCTCTCCTTTCAACAATTCTATAATTAATTGGTTTTGGTTTATTATACTTTCATTCTGATTTATAATTTTTTGCAATAAATCATTATCTTGGTGTTGAAGAAAATTCAATAAATCATTATTTTTAGCATCATTTAACAAAAGTTCATAACTTTCCAATTGAGTAAAATTGGCTAATACATTTAACCAAAACCAAAAATTATAATCATTCATCAATAATCACCTCATTTATGCAAGGCGTTCGATGGTAAATGATGGATTGTTAACTGTAATAGCTTCTCCAGTATTGTTCTTTATGGTAAATATATCACAGCAATTGCAAGGTACTTGCACTAATATTTCTGCTGCTACATTTTCAAAAACATCAACAGTTGTTCCGGCTGTTTGCATTTCTCCACCTATTATATTTTCTCCCGCATTTGTGATATTTAAAGTTATTTGTCCTGCAACTGTAGGTGCTACGTTTGCGTTGAAATGTATTTCATATATTCCTGGTTTAGTGATTTCGAATATTCCACTATTTATACTGTTGAAATTTAGCCAACCTCTACAACCATTACAAGAACCTGTCCTTACATTAGTTCCATTAAATAAAACATTTGCTCCTGCATTTACATTCTGCACAGGATTTGTATTTATTGCATTTATCATAATATTTTCCTCCCTTAAATTAAAAATAGGGAGCATTATCGCTCCCTTATAATTTAGCAAATAATCGCTTTGAGCGAAGTATAGACATCATTGTCTAAAATTGCTTATATATAGCTTCCATTTCCATTGCATCCGCATCCATTGTTATTGCATGTGAATATTGGAGTTCTTCCATAAACTGGTGTACTAGGTACAGGACAGTTAGAAAGTCTGTTGTATAAAGCATCTACTTCATTTGCAAATCCTTGTGAAATAAAAGCATTTTGTGCAGTTTGAGAAGCTTGTAGGTCTTTCATCAAAGTTTCTCTTTGTAAATCAGCTATCTTATCGTTTTTAGCATCTAATTGTGCCTTAACTCCGTCTAACTCCAATTGACATAGTTTATCTAATATAGCTTGTGTATTTGCTGTTGCATTTGTTATAATATCTCTTGTATTATTAGCATCTGCAAATCTTGTAGTATTAGCTTCATTTTGAATTATGTTTTGAGTTTGACAAGTTGCTAACCTGTTGTCGCAGCAGCATTGTGCTAATTGACTTTGTAATCCATTAAATCCGTTTAATGTTGATATTTGATTGTTAAAGTTTTGTTGCATATCAGCCATTTGTCTATTATTTGCAGCGATTTCTGTATTATAGAAACCGTTTGTAATTGCACTTGTTACGTCTGCAGTGCTATTACATATTTGGTTAGAAACTCCATGAAATCCATCACATAATTGAGTTGATATGTTATGAATTGCATCTCTAGTTCCTTCTATTTGGTTTGATAAATGTAATGTATCAAATCCATTATTTGTATTTGTCATTATGTCTTTTTGTCCGTTCGAAAGCCAAGCGTACTCATTAGTGTTTCCACCAAATCCTCCTCCGAAACCATTTCCATTTCCCCATCCGCCAAATAAAGCTAAAATAAGGATAATCCATAACCAACTTCCATCTCCGCCAAAAGCGTTGTTACCATAATTTCCATAAGGAAATACAGGATAACCATAATTTCTGTCAGTATTACCAACTACTGCAGCTACATCTGCAGGTGACATTCCATTATCATTCATCTTTTAAATTCTCCTTTCTTTCTAAATTTATAATAATTAAAAAATTATTATCGCATATTTTGAATTTGAGCTAATATATTATCAGGCACCCCGTATTGTTTTGCTTGTTTTAATATATTTTCTCGCTGTTCGGGTGTAGAATTACCCATAATCTGTGAAACAAGTTGTTGTGGGTTATTACTATTTTGCATTAGATTTTGAATCATTTGAAATTTTTGTGGATTTTTTAGTTGTAACTGATTCATTAACGATTGCATTATTATATTCGGCTGCATTAGCAATCACTCCTTTCAACTCATTTATTTGTTTTTGAAGATTTAAAATGGTTGTATCCTGTTCTAAAATCTTTTTGTCTTTTTCATCCATTTCAATCACTTCTTCCATTTTATAGGTTTTGATATTTCCAGTAACATCTTTAAACCATAATGTTGATAAATCACGAGTTATGAATATTCCATGTTTAATTACGAAAATATTCTTAACCTCATCAATGCTATTAACATAAGAGCTTTGTAACTCATTTTGATTTTGCTGTGGTGTTATCTGAAAATTTTGTGTGATAGGTGCTTGTTGTTGGGGTTGCATGTATTGATTTTGATAAGTTTGCATAGTTTTATCAATTCTATCACGCATATTCTGTAAATCTTGCATGTAAAAATTGTTATAAGGATTAAACATTGCCATATTATCATACCTCCACCTTCAACAATTTTTTAACTTCTTTAATAAAGTCATCATAATCGATTTTATAATTTGCTGCCACGCTTTTACCACACTCATAGCCTTGTTCTAACATTTGTTTGAACCTATCTCTTTGGGTTTGTCCCATACCATAGATAAAGGTGATTGCATAATCTTCAATCTTGTATTTAGTTGTAATGATTTCTTTTTCAGAAGCTAAACTTTTATCCATATCTTTGACCAGTCCTTCCATATCTTTGTCCTCTGCCACTTCTATTCCCCCTGGCTCCATATTCTCCCATTTCGTAGTCTTCGTCATAATGTCCATACTCGCCTCCGTGACTGTACTCACTGTTTCGATTTCCATATTCACTACGATTTCCGTATTCACTGCGACTACCAAATTCGTTAGTACCCATTTCACCAGATGAGTTAGCAGCTTTAATTACGCAACAAACAGATTCAGCTAAATCTTTTCCAAAATAGCCTTTTTGCTTTGCTTTTCGTACTTCCTCACTTGCCAAATCAACTAGGGAATTAATCATCTCGTCGACCTTATACGATTTTTCATCCATAGTATTTTCCTCCTTTCGTATTGTTTATATTAATATTTTATTTTTAAAACTATCAGCAAAACTTTTAAAAAACTTATTAAAAACTTAAAAAGACAAAAAAAAATAGTAGACTAAAAGTCTACTATTTTTTGCAAAAGTTTATATAAATCGATTTAATTTTTTCCTAATTAATCTTAAATCTGCTTCAATTTTGCCTCTACTGTAATTTGTTTTATATGCAATGAAATCAATATCTTTCTTTTGAATATAAAACATTTCAAAAACTTGTAAAAGATGGTCTGAAAAATATAATTCATTTTTTATTTTGGAAATTTCCGATTTAGTAGCTAATTTAAAAAATTCATTTACTCTTTTGGATAATTCACTCATATTTTACGTTCCTTTATATGATAAATTTGTTGATTTAGTTGTAGTATATCTATATGAAGTATTGTTTGGTCTTAATTTATAAGTAGTTTTATAGGTTAAACTATATTTAGCATTTTTATTTTTAGCACATTTTTTAATTCCCTGCTTAACTGAAGTAGCCATATATAACTCCTATCTAACTATTTATAATCAATTCCAGAATTTACATTTAAAGTGCTGTTGTCTGTTGTTTGTAAATCTTGATATACTTCTGAACTATATTCAAACTGTCTTAAAAAATCATTGTATTTATAAATTGAATATCCTGCTATGATTAAAAGTCCAAAAATTAATATAATTATAACTGCAATCAATCTAAATACTATTTTTCTATAATCCTCTATTGTATCTTTAAGCATTGGTACGATTATGTTTGTTACATTATTATCTAGAGTTTTTATATCTTCAATAATGGTTTCAATCTTTTCCATATTATTTACCTCCAATCTTCGTAGATATAAATGCAATACTACCAGCCACAATTGCTGATATTAAAGCATTTACGCCTGTTTCCCATCTTTTAGCAGGTTTGTTTTTTAAACTTTCTAATTCTCGCATTAAATTAGGAATTGTGACTTCATTCAGTTTATCTAGTGATTTAATTATTTCCTGATATTGAAATTCTGTTTTTTCTCTTGATGTTTCCACTTTAGCCACACGCTTTTCTAACTCTTTATGCTCTTCTTTAAGTTCTTGTAAAGTCTCCTTAAGTAGTTGCAATTCAACATTATTATCCATTTTATTCTCCTCTGTAATCTAACGCTATTTTAATTTTATCGAAAATAAATTGAATGATTGACTTAATATCTTTTGAGGTGAAAAATATTTTAAATGTTCCTGGCATAAAATTATCATACAATTTATCGAAAACATAATCAAATTTCTTGCTGCCTTCACCACTAGTAAATTGATGTTCTGCTTCTGTAATTAGTTTAATTATTATAGGTTCTAATTTTTTAATTTCAATGTTACGAACGATATAATACACCAAACAAATTATTCCAATAATTCCCACATATAGATATATATAATTAGCTACCATAGTTAATCCTCCCTTCTTAATTTAATTATACTATATAATAATAAAAAAGTCAATAGTTTTTGAACATTTTTATTCATTAATAGGATTTTCAATACTTTCTTCTGGTTCTTCTTGTACTTCTTCAACTTCTTCTGGCTCTAATTTAGCTTCAAGCCATTCCATAAGTTCTTCGTAGTCGTTATCTAATAACTTACCTTCATCATTAAGTTCTTCTGCTAACATCATTGCATAAGCAATTGAATACTC